TGCCTGTCGTTTCTGCTCCAACTGCTGCTCAGCTACGGAATTGAAAATCTTCTGGAACATTTGCAACTCCGGTGATAACTGGTTGAGGTCGATTACCTTTTGTTTCACACGCTCTTCCAAGGTCGTGAAATAATCTCGTGCCTCTTCTGCTTTCGCTCCGTTTCCTTTCATGGAAAGTTTCTTTGCAAAATGGGCTGTGATTTTGTAATCCTGCGTTTTGTTACCCTCGACATTGATGTCGAACCCCCAGTAATCCTCATTTTCAGTGGCAAATTCATTATCAACAATGTTTGATTTCGCCCATCTTGAAAACTGTCCCTGTGCCAATTCCAAGAACGCATACAGCTTTCTTGCGGTGGTCATTCCGTTTTCATCAACACCAAGCGCAATCTCAATCGGTGTCTGCATTTTTGCTTGTTTTAACTCTTCCGTTTCCTCCAACTCCTTTCCGTGTTATAATCCTCCACAAGGAGGTGGTAACCATTAACAAATGTCCACTTAACGATTTTAGAGATTGCATCCGCGATTGTGCTTGGTATGTTTCCAGTTCTGATTGTTGTGCTGTTCATAAATTAAGTAATTTAAAAAGCATTAAAAATCTTTCAGAACTAAAATCTATCGAAAGAAACATATCTAGCATCGAATCAATACTCAATCGGCAGCAATCCTAATAATCGTTTCAGCAATACGGTCAATTTCGCCTGCAATGCGAATTTTTGTTTCCGTATCAGATGTTTTCTTGCTTTCCTCTACCAGTGTTTCAATTTGCTGGTGGAGGATATCTATTAATCCTTCAATGCTATGCGACATTCTTCTCCTTTCTATGTTATAATTCCCTTATCATCAAATAAGGGAGGTGCTAAAATGATTGAAAAGACAATTCATGACTTAGCTGTCGCATATGCCAGTTCAAAACTTTCAGAATATCAAATTGACAAACGCAAAGCTCCACTTTGCGGAAATACCGAAATGTCATCCGAAGAAGTTCTGTATTTAAAAGCGGCATACGATTTTGCTGTCAAAAATCTTTCGGAGTAGGTTCGTACCTTTCTCCAACCATTGCATGAGAAACAGCTTCTTTTATCACTTCATGCTGTTTCTCCTCTGAAACGGACTGCTCAATGCGTTTTAGTGTACCGTCAATACTCTTTAACGTATTGAGCATTTCTTTTAAAATTCTCACTGCATTTCTCCTTTCCAGTAACTCTTTAAGTTACTTTCTTTGCAAAAAAAATATCCATTGGATTTTGGATGTGAAGATTATCAATCATAACCTGAATTTCGTCACTTCCAAAAACGCCCTTACTCATTCTCATATAAAATGTTTTTGGCGTAACTCCAATCATTTCCGCAACATCAGCCTGTGTTTTGCCATTTTCAGCAATAACGCCGCGAAGTTTGTTTGTATCAACCATCTTACTACTCCTTTCTAACTTCGTAACTTTTGAAGTTACTTTCATTATATTCCATTTTGGTAACTTGTCAAGTTATTTTTTTCTTGACGAGTAACTTTTTTGTGCTATAATAAAATTACCAATAGGAAAGGAGGGAAACTCAAATGACAATCGGAGATAGGATAAAAAAGCAGAGAGAGCTTTTAGGTATTTCACAAGTAGAGCTTGCAGAGAAAATAAAAGTTTCAAAGCAAACACTATATAAATATGAAAACAACATTATTACTAATATTCCAAGTGATAAAATAGAAATTATTGGGAAAGTTCTTGAAGTTTCTCCATCTTATTTAATGGGTTGGGAAGATAATTTAGAAAACGCACCAGATATTCTTCCAGACCTTATGTCGGATAATGAATTGCTAGATAATTTGAAAATGCTAATGGAACTTAGCAAAGAACATCGACAGACTATATTTGACAATATAACCTATTGGCATGAAAAAGAGGGGCACTAAATGCCCCACTTTTTTTTGAATGAAAGTATTGTGTTATATAAAAATTTCAAAAATCGCTCGTTGTCGCACTTAACGACCATTTCAGTTATTTTTTCCTTGTAAAACGCTGTTTCCTCATTGCACTCATTTTCCCCCATATTGATTTCCTCCAATCATTCCGCACTTCCGATAGCGATACACAAATTATAGAACTTATGTTCGATATCGTAAACCCCATTTGACAAATTGCTACAAATTACAAACTCGTTTGTAGTTGAGGGACAAGAAAACGCCTTATCCCGTCCCTCAGCCAGAACTTGAAGTGCCCTTATCGGACAATTTTATTTTACAAATTTTCCCGCAAACATTCAATTTCTTTCGGTCGCAAGTTTCGACAGGTAAATTTCTTATTGTCACATAATGTCGATTGATTAGTTTAAATTTTGTTAAAAAATTAATTACTGGTTGAAAATTATGCATCTGCCAGTTATCTGTGATGAATTTTAAGTGCATAATTTTCCTTTCCGCCCGTAGGCTTTATGCAAAAGAGCCGGCTACACAACACATGGTCATGTAATCGGCTCTTAGGCTCTTGATTTTATTATATTTCTACATAGGTTTTCTTTTGTGCCAAGTTATCCGCTTTGTTCATAAAACAGCGGTTTAATGAATCTTATAGATTTTGCTACCACTGTATTTCATTACATTGCGATTGGAAGGTGGAAATAGCAATGATATATTATTTAACCTTATATCAAACACGGGCTGGGTAATGATATATCATAGCCGATTGTGCCACACTGTCTGTAATAATATGAAATTGAGCAGTTTGACCTTTTAACACAGGGAAAAGTGCACTGTAATTTTCATTCGCCGCTCCTGCTTGGTGATATTCAAAGTATTCATGCACGATGGTTCCATCAATATAGCAGATTATTCCACAGTTACTATTATTTTTATCATCATCAACCTGATACCAAAACTGAATATACCCATCCTCTGTTACTTCATATGGAACGTCGCGCGTACCAGAAACAGCTATTCTACCAGTATAAAGGGGATAAATCGGTCGAAGCATTAAACCGCTGTTTAACGTACTTATCTGCTTCGCCAAACTGCCATCCACATTCGGATTTGCCTGTCTTGCATCAAGTGCGTAGCCTGCTTCCGTGGTAGTGTTATTATTTACGACGGTTGGTATGGTCGGCTTATTACTCAAATCATTATAATTACCGCTAAAGGCTACTGTTTTCAGATCCGCAAACCACTTTACGATCTTTCCGAATAAAATATTATGCTTTTCACCGCTTTTAAGATTTTCTCTTGCTGATGCTGCGGAAAAAGCTGTGGTATTCTCAGCCGTATCCCCATCAATGGCAACTGCTCCAATATTAGCTGCAGTCAGATCAACATTTCCACGTCGGTAGGATTTTTCCTTTGCTCCTTTGATTCCGGTTACCGGTGTACCGGCAAGCACGTCCCATTTACCATCTGATGTCTTGTAAATATTCGCACCAGCAGGAATTACATTCCCGGCTCCCTCTTTGAAATCATCCGTGGTGGTAAATTCATCTGAAATATTGAACATCCACCCTGTGCTAACATCCGCAAGTACCGGAAGATCTGCAAATGCAACTGTTCCGTGTGGCTGCAATCCACCTTTAAGTCCTTCTGATACATCTTTTGCCTGCTGATAGTAATACTTGGCATTGTCAGAATCCTCGCCCTCTCTGCTTCCTGTACCACCAACAGCATAACTCTGTGCCTTGGTTGCACTTTCTGCTGCAGATTCCGCTTTACCGATGATCTCCGCAGCCTTTTGAGTTGCAATATCTGCTTTTTCGGCTGCTGTATCAGCTGACTGACTGGCGGACGATGCTTTCTCCGTGGCTGTGGCGGATGATTCACTGGCGGATGTCTCACTGGCTTTTGCGTTAGTCTCGGATATTGCTGCCGCCGTGGCTGACTTCGCCGCTGCTGTCTCTGACGCTTTGGCATTGGTTTCGGATGTTTTTGCCGCTGTTTCACTGGCTTTTGCGGCATTCTCACTTGCTTTGGCATTGGCTTCAGACGTTGCTGCCGCTTTCTGGCTCAATTCGGCTTTTGCCGCCTCAACCTTAATCTTGGCAAGATAATTCGGTTCCAAATGCTTTTCCTCTATGCTTCCCTCTTTCACGATTGCCGACACCTTGCCGGATGAATCGATATAAAATGCCACTGTATCAGAATCAAGAAATTCATACTGTGTAATCAGTGCTGACAGATCTATGTACTGTTTTGTGCCATCAATCAGAGTCAGGATAATCTGCTGTGTAGTTGGATTGTAAGTGAAGTTGACAGCGATCTTCTCCATCTGCGTATCGATCGTAACCTTGGACCCGTTCTTTTTCGTGATTGTGATAATTCCCGTCGATTCCTCGAATGTCACGTCTGCAACAAGAGTTGCTACCTCTGCTTTTGTGGCTTTCGTGGTATCAAGAATGATTACACGATCATCAATAACGCCAATGGCTGCGTCCATTTTGTTAAGATTGCTTTCATTAAGCGGTGTTTCATCACTCGGGTAATTCTCCCAATTAATAGCACTATGCGCTTTATTCATGTTCCTCACTCTCCCTTTCCTTTGCAAGCTTCATTTGTTCCCGCTCTACTGTAACCTGCCTGTTTGCCTCTTCCTTGATCTGCTGCAGAATATCCTTAAACACCAGGTACTTAGCTTCGATTGGGACATCCCCGCACAAATTTACATAATTTATAATGTCGTTTTCAAATTCACGAATTTTTGCATTTATCATAGAATACCTACCGTTTCCTTCAATTCTTTTATTTCTTCATGCTGTAATTGCACTGTTGCAACCAGATCAGCGATCAGCTCTGTATAATTCAGTCCGTAATACTTTTCTCCGTTACCGTTTGAGAAAATTTGAGGGCAAATATTCCATCCTTCTTCCACACTTTCCAAAACATCCTGTGCTATAAAGCCATGATGAAATCCATCCTTTTCGAAATTATAACGATACGATTTTGCTCTTAAAGAATAAATAAACTCAGATGATTGCTTTTTGCTTAAATCTAAAATTGTGTTTTTTATTCTTTTGTCAGATCCATTAATTACTCCACCTCTGAATCCACCTACTCCGGTATCTCCGTCTAAATGGATCATCATGTGGTCATTATCGTTTGCGCCTTTATGCAATGAAACCTGATTATATTGAACCGTACATTTATGAACAGGACTTTCAAGCGTCCCTTCCACTGTTCGAAATCCATCCGTTCCCATCTGTACAAGTGTTCCACTGCGTTTAAATTCAATAAGGTTTTCTACAGACTCTTCCGTTTGAATATGCATATATCCCCCGGTCATTTCCATAGAACCTTTTAATTCAAGCAGTTTTGCTTTAATTTTGATACCCTCGGCTGACTGGTTGATTTCTGAAATGACGCTGTCTTTTGATACTTTCAAGCTGATCTGCTTTGATGACTGCGTAATCGTACTGGACGCACTCGATGAAAGCTGCTTAAATTTCTTTATCAGAGTCCATTTGTATTTTCCACTGCTTATTCCACCATCTGGTTCGCAACCATAAAACTTTCCAGTATTCTGATCCAAAAAACTGTGTCCAGAATAATACGAAGATGCAGGGTATGTATCTTGTGGATTCCCGAAACCACAATGTGTAACGTCATAATCTTCGGTATCCCATACTGTTAAAGAAGCACTGACTTCTGACCGTATCTTAGTTGAGGTCACCTCTATCTTTCCAGACAAATCGCCCTCTGCTTTGCTTGCTCTCGTAACTTCCGCTGTAATCTTGTCCTCATTAATTTTAATAGCTGCTGCAAGTTCAACTTCCTGCCCCTGTGCTCTTTTTACTTCTGCTGTAATGCTGTCCGCATTTTGCGTGATTCTCGATGATAAACCATCCGTTGTATTTTTAACTTCTGTGCGAATTTCGGTTGCAGTTTGCGTGATCTGTGACTGCAATCCCTCTTTGACATCCGTTATCGTGCTCTGTGTCTTTTCAATGGTTCGCTCCAGCACATTGCTCTTGCCTTTGAGTTTCAAAATGCTTTTCTGTATTCCATTTGCACCGTTGGTTCGGTACTCTTCCCCGTCCGCTTCCAGATCATCACGCAAGGCCTGTATGCCTTTCAAAGTTCTTTTCAAAATATAGGACTCGATCAGTTCATATCTGGTCGGCAACCGCACCGCATCCCCAACTTCCAGACACGGATTTCCTTTGCAGTCCGCCGTAAACGGACGGTAAATAATACCTCTGATCTTAGAAAGAATATTTTTTGCAATTCCTTTCAGCTCTTTTGATCCTTTACCATAGACAAGAAAATTATCCTCGATCACATAGGCATTGTCTCCGGTGCCTACGATCACGCCAATATCATTCTTCTGTTCTCTGATCTGTAGCTTATCAATGGTTTTGACAAGATAATCTTCATATGTGGCAGTAACATAGAATCCTTTTCCTATCTGCGTACTCTTTGGATTGCGCGGAAACAGATCATCTGCCGGATAAAGGTCATTTCTCGGATATAATCCCTGTATCTCCTGTTCCAGATAAATATAATGGAACGTTCCATCACGCCCCATATGCCCCATGCAGCCGTTAATCTCACAGATGCATGACAATACTTCCTTGCCGCTGATTGTCTCGCCTATGGTGCTTGATTCCTCTGTGGCAGAACTTGTCTCACTGGATGCCGTGACCGCCACGGTTTTCTCGATTGACATATTGTCATTAATGAGTGTGATGTTCGCCTGTTCGATTCCGAAATGCTTGAAAAAACTGTCCCGGAACTGCTTCATAGTGACCGGATCATAAACTGTAACGGTCGTGATTGTGCCATCTTCATCTGTTTTCTGTTCCTCGTGCGACGGAAATACAGTGTTGTACCATGCTGCCACATCGGCTGTTAAAACATCGTACAACGCGTCATAGGCGATAACTTCACGGCATGTTCTATCTGCCGTAGGTGTGTCAGAATCAACCTTGTATCTCCCGAACTGAAACGCCGCATCCGTGTGACCATCAAGTGACATTCTTACTGTCAGCCATTTGCCTTTCATTGGTAGAAATGTGTTTGAGACGGTAAATTTAATCATGGCAGCTTCACACGAACCAAACGTCAATTCCTGTTCCGAACACAAACTTTCGGTCAATTCGAATTTTTCTTGGTGTAGCTCTGTATTTGTGATATTGATTTTTCCGTCATCAGATACGATGGATAACTGCTTATCGACCGTATCTTTTTTGAACAAGTCGCCATATTTATAATTAACCACCGTACACACCCCCTATGAAAGCAAGCCGAACTGAATTGTAACGAATTACCCCATCATATGTTCCGTATATCGTAGGCTGAAAATCTGCCATATAGCCGTACTGCGTCACATAATCGTCATATTCCGGGATATACGCTGTGATATAGCAGGCTCTCCCTGTTGCATTTGTGAACTGGCTTCTGATATTATTTAGCACCTCATTAAAAGTCTTATTTGTCAGCATTGCCGGTGTCTCAAACTCCACTTTTAAAGCCTTTAATTCCACGGCATTTCTATGCAGATAACCGTTGGCATCCGTATAATCATCTAAATCCTGCATATTGACATATGGACTATATGATTCCGCTTTCATAAAAGACATTGGCACTATGTAATTTCCAATCTTTAAAAGCCATCCGCTGTATGCCATATTTCCACCACCTAACTGTTTTGGTTTGCGGCTGTCTCAAATGACAGTCGGTAAAATTGGTACAAAATAGCACCTACCGTTTTTGATAAGTGCTAAAATTATTTGTTTTAAATTTCATAATCCGGATATGCCGCTTCCCAAACATCCCTATGGTAGGTATTTACCTCTCCATAATTTGCATCAAAAATCTTTTTCATGCCATATCCAAGTTCAATGCTCTTCTCTTTGAGTTTTCGCCAATTAAATGTTTTCCAGTCCACATCGTTCATTGCTGCAACACGCTTAATAGAATACCAGTCTTTGCTATAGTCAAGTTCCTGCTGCAGCTTTTCATTCTCCTGTTCTGCAATCTGCCTGCGCTCTACCTCGTCTGCATATGCCCGAAGTGCCGATGGAAAATCTTTCGGGACCTGTCCCCTCTCCATCTCGTTAAAACGCTTTACATATTTTGCTGTGAATAAGATACCTTTTTCTCCTGTAAACTTATTAGCAAGAAAATCACAACCAATCTTGGTAACTTCATAACACGGCATCTTCTTGTTTTGCCCTGTCAAATACGTTGATTTGATGAAATAATCGGTAACGGGAATTTTCCCTTTACCTAATGTTGGTATAATTCCTGCCTGTTTAGTGCTTCCGTCTGGATTTGTTGTCCCTTCCAATTTTTTTAAAATCTCATAGTGTGGAACTTCCATCATTTCGGCAATTTCAACTGTCGTTATCGTGTTCGTATTGTTTTCAAATCCAATTTCATCTTTAGTCATAAGAGCTGTGTATGCCATATTTTCTATCTCCTAAATTTCCGAGCCTTACATTTCGCAAGGCTCAACCTTTAAATTCACGTGCGTTAGGAACATACCCTAACAGGAGTCGCACGCTATATATTTAGTAAGATTGTAATTTCCCGTGACGAAATACTGGAATAGCACCAAATTTTCGGGGCTAAGCGGACAGGTAAGTTATATCTGCAAATTGTTCTATTCTATTTTTACAATCCCTATAAATATCCTTGTAGTGCATACCCATTGACATATCAATTCTAATAGTCTGCAAAATAATGCTTTCTACAAGGGTTAAATTATTGAGATCTGAAACTGTGATATTGTCGCGATTTCCACCAATTACTGATTTTGCCAACTTGGTATATGTCACATACAGTTTATCTGAATGCGTACTTCCTTGTTCTTTGGCATAGTCTACAAGGAGTTTAATCACATCAGTTTCTTTCAGCCGATTTTCTTTATTAGCGATTCTTGTTTCGCCCCATAGTTTCGATTGCTTTTCAAGAATAAATCTGCGCATTGCATAAAACTGTCGAACCAACTCTTTCTTAAACTTCACAACTATTTTTGAATTTCTCAAAAGAGTTATAACAAATGTTGCTTGTTCCTCATTCAAATAATAAACTCTTTCCGGCTGTCCCCTTTTCCCCGATTTTAAATCGGAGAAATCAATATTGCCAAAGTCTAAAATATCTTTCTCGTATTTTCTGATAATAGCAACAACAGATTCATGTTGGTTATTTGTTCCATCTGCAATCACTTTGCTGTTTGTAAAAACATCGTTTCCTTTGAGTTCCACCAATTCATACATCCTCTTTTCCACCTTTCTTTCGCTACTGTCATTTGACAGGCAGGTTTAAATTTCATTTTTTTATTTTTCTTATGCAGTTTGAAATAAATAAAAAAACCACCAAAGACTGAATTTCTTCAATCTCTGGCGGTCACGAATCCGCACCTATTCCTCATAGGCTTGCAGGACGTCCTAAATTCTTTAGGTCTTGCCTGCGTGATTTTTAATTATTTTGTATTCTATACCATATGCCAAAATCTGTCAATCAAATTCCAACCTCTGCTGCATATTGGCATCGTCAATCTGTTCCTGCAAAAAATACGGCGTCTGATAGGCATTTATCACTTCCACTGCCTTGTCGCACTGGTTACGCTTGATGCTCTTGTAAGACCGAACCCCAAAGTTGTATTTCAGATTAGCATACAGGTTGTTGTAAACCTTTTGGCGTAATCCACGATTGCTGTATGCGCTCGACTGTTTTCCTCCCATGATTGAAACGCCTTTCTTTCTGACAGCTTCCGTAATGCGGTCGGCTTCCACCGGAAGTATCGGTAAGTCCATCTTAAGGCTTTCCAAATCCGCCTTGATTTCATCTACCTCGGCTTTCAGTTCCGTGTGCCCCTGTGCAAGCAATGCAATCTTCCCATCCGTGGTCTGCGGCATCATGTATGTACCAGTCTTGCGAATAGATGGGAGAACTTCGGATGTTACCCATTTCTTGAACTTCTTTGCACTTTCCAGTTTGCTACCAAAGATGAGTGAGTAAAGACCACTTTCATTTATAACGGTTATATCCCTATTCTGACCCTGACTCACCATTTTGGTGAGTCGCTTATCCTCTTCGTCTACATGACGGTTAATATCTCTACTACCGTTTTGGTACCCCAGAATATCCGCTACGTCTTTTCCTACAAACCACGGCTCATTGTCAATGACTACTGTTCTAATATCTCCAAATTCTGGATTGTTAAAAATCTGAATATCGTTCATCAGCAAATCCCCCATTTATTCTTGAATGAAATAATTGTGTTCAAAATAAACTGCAAAAATTTTTCGTCCTGTATGTTCTGAATTTCTGTGATTAATTGCTCTTTCATCTCGCACCGCCTTTCTTTACAAGGCGGTAAATACCGTCGTGATCTATTACGTCCTCATCATTCAGATCTGCCATAAATATTACAACGCCGCGCAACAATTTTTCGTTATCACATTCGATTGCGAGCCGAGAAAGCAACGATCTGTACTGCTCAATTTGGCTCGGCAAATAAGTTCCATCCTTTTTTATGATTTCATTTCTGAAAATGTCCTTAAGAATTTCACTGGCAATATCAACCTCGCCGGATTCGCTCTGCAGTCCGAGCAAATTCATGGCTGATGTTACCACTTTGCGAAAACCAATCGGGGAAAAATTATCAATGTCCGTTTCGGTACTCCAACCACGGTTATACTTCATCCTCTCGATTTCCACAACATGATTCACTTTCTCCATCAGCGCGTCACTATTAAGTATCGTTCTTACAATTTCTTCAATGCTTCTCATAGATTTTACCTTCCTTTCGTTTGCTGTTTGACAACCATTCCAAAAAGCGGTATAATCCATGTATCAACCGCTTTTGGTGGCTGTAAGTGTAAGAGTAACCGTTACTTGTCTAGGGCTTCGGTTGCTCTTATTTCGTTATAGACCTTATCAATCCCCTTCATTACTACATCATATTGCGTCATTCCGGTCTTTTCACAGCAATATAGAAGTTTTTCTCTATCTTCTTCTGTTGCTCTTACTTTTATAATGTTATTTTTGGGATTATCTGTCGGTCTTCCTGTTCTTGGTGACACTGTTTCATCTCCTTTCTTTTGTGTACACATAAATATTAATATATGAGTACACAAAAGTCAATACCCTTTTGAAATATTTTTCAAAAAAAGAAGCGCATCTCTGCGCTTCCTCTTATATTTTCTGTATTGTTGCATTTTCCACCAATAAGTAATTACCATCTTCCATTAGCGATAAATGATAATCTTCTTCAAAGTATTCATAGGTTAATTCCATTTCCTCTTCTTTAAAATCTTTATAGCTTTTGTAAAGAGTAACGCAACCTTTTTGACCGTTTTTTGCAGTAAAAACATAACCGCCCAATGGTAAATCTCTACCAACAAGATATCCTCCAGATGGATAAATCCCTTTTTCTTTGTCGTACATACATTCTTCTCCTTTAGTTTATTATTCTATTTATCTGCTCTTCCAGTAAAATATACCTCTGCATAATCGTATTTTCCATAACAATCAAGCTGCCCCGAAATAGTTTTCCCAGGTTTAATCTCATTGTCTGAATCTGTAATATATGTGCTGTTATAATTTACCACATTATTATTACTGTCAAAAAATATTGCATACACGCTTACAAAAAGTGCCGGATTTTCGCTGTTATTGGTCACGGATACAGTCACGTTTTCATCATTAAATGTCTGTTCAACGGATAAATCATTTACAACCGGTTTATAATATGGGTTTTCGTCATAATCTAAGGTATAATCCACCTTGTCAATTCCGGACACACTATCAAAATAGAAAACACCAATAGATGTTTCCCCTGCTCCCAATACATCAATGCTCATGTCGGCGGCTCCTATTGAATTCCCACTTGAATCTTTGGCTATAGCGTTCCCAGAAATTGCGACATTCGTGTTTGAATTATTTGTTACAATCAAAAAATCTAATGTGTCTCCTATTGTGTTTTCGTACAGATACTCTTTTACCAAAAAATCAGAATCAGAAACTTTTTCTCTTGTTGCTTCCTTGTTATCTACCGTACTAATAGAAGAAACTTTTTTATTTTGCTCGGTAGAATCAGCAACTGCATCGTTGTTTTCTCCGTTTCCGCCAAATGTGGCAATCAACAGGATTATAACTATAACCACCGCAACAAACCACTTTGTTGCCCCACCCTGCTTTTTTTTGCAATTAGGGCAAATTTTTGCTTTAGCTGGAATCTCCGTCTGACAGTATTTGCATAATTTTGTTTCACTTTTTTCATTCATAGCTTTTCCTCCCACCACTTGTAATAAAATAATTCTACCACAAGTGGCGGTTTTTGTCACTACTGTGCATTAGAACTTTATCCCCAAACAGGATCAAATGCTGAACTGTCTCCGTATCTTCGTTTTGCCTCGCCCTTGTAAACTGTTCTGGCGGCATTGAATAATCATTATCGCTTAATATCCCACTTGTTCAGCCGCATATTGTGCTTCTTCATCGGTAAATTTTACATATTTTAATTGGTCTATAAGTCCCTGCTTTGAAAATGATGTCAAATCTAAATAACTCTTTGCTTTTTTCACAGCTTCTTTTTTCCAGTCAGCACCGCAATTATCTGCCGCGTACACTGCTTCTTCATGTGTATACTGTTCGTATTCTAACTGTTCAATCATTCCTTGATATGAAAAACCTGCTAAATCAAGATATCTCTTTGCTTGTTTCAAGGCATTTTGCTGCCCAAGCGTTATTTGTTCACTTTCTTGTATTTCTTCCGATGTATCAGTTGTTTCACTAATTCCATATTTCGAATATAGATTTTCTGTTTGTACAATCATTTCCGATGCTTTACCGCTAAATTCATCTGGAATCTTAAAATGGTCAATTTTTTCGTTTATTGTATCTTTTACAATTTTCCCATTTTCTACAATATAAGAATACTCTTCGTCTCCTATGTACCCTACATAAGAAACTGATAATCCAAGTTCTTGTGGACGCTTGCATATGCAATAGCAGTCAAAATACATAACATAAATATTATCATAATGACCATATGCACCTACGCAGTATTTATTCCCGTCTTCAAATATTCCAACAAAATTATTGTTTTTATCGTCATATTCAAAGTTAGCCCCCTCAACCACGGCTTTTACTTCGTTTTGTTCTGTTTCTTTTGTTAAATTCTGATCTCTATCATTATTTTCTTCTTTGCTTTGATGCTCGCTATAATATTCTTCCGTTTTTTCGCTTTCAACGGTTGAATATTCGTTATCAAGATTTCCGCTACACCCTATAAGCACCACGGTAGCCATTGCCAAAAATACTATCCCACACTTTTTCATGAACTCCCTCCCATTTGTAATATGTTATACAAACCATACCACAAACGAAAGAGAGTTGCAATTAAAATATAGGAACTGGATTTCTCTGCGTTCTATTTGCTTCCTGTCTCCATTTTTTTACTGTCCCTTGATACGCTTTATCTGAATCAAGAACCGCCGTAATATCTGCTTTTTCAAGTTTTGATACAATGACGTCTCCCAGTTTATCGTAATCAATAGCGCTTGACATTGCTATCTGCATTTCTTTTCCAATAGTACTTTCAATGCTACCGGAATTGTATTTTATAGATGCGTTTACGTTGTCAGTTATGCTTCTATTGTACTTATATACAACTTCCGGCGCTGCTTTTAAACCTGTTAATCCAAAACTGTCCTTAATCCCCTCAGACCAGTTTTTGATCTCCTTAAATGTACTTTTAGATCCATCAGAAATACCATTATTAAATCCTTCTACCGTAAATCCTGCAAATTCTTTAAACACTCTTGATGGCGAATGTATGCCCATCAAATTTGTAAACCAAGAACCAATATTTGATACCCAGCTAGAAATAACTCCGTACGTGGTGTTCTGGTTTCCGGAAACTCCGCCATTGAATCCCTCTACAGTATATTTACCATAGTCAGAAAATACTGTGGATGGTGAATGTATTCCCATATTGGTTGTAAATGGCTGTTTAATGTTGTTCTCAAGATATGTGAGCATGGCATCATTTGTTGTGTTCGAATTTTCTGAAATACCATTATTATATCCATCTATCGTATTTTTCGCCCATCCTCTTCCCATACCAGAAAGCATGGCATCTTTTAAACTTCCTTTTTGTGTAATTGCTCCTGTTACTGTGTCTACAGCACTTTGAGATTGAGCAACACCGCCATCTGCAAGTCCATTTACGACAACTTTTCCACCCGCTACTGCTACATCATATCCTCTTCCGTTATACCATGTTGTTATTGCTTCTTCTAATGCACTAGTCATTGTCGGTATGGCTTCTGCTGTACCGGCTACTCCGCCAATTCCAAACTGAACAACACCTTTTTCTCCAAGATTATACATATCCTGATCGGTCGTTCCATAAGCGTCAATAATTGTTTGATAAAGTTCTACTGCTTCTTCTCCAACTACCTGCTTGCCATTAACGAACACTCCGCCAAGATCATCTATTGCTTCTACAGCATTCTTAGCAATGACGCCAAAATTAATCTTTTTTATCGCTTGTTGTAATAAATTGTATTCATTAGTATGCTGTTCCAATAACTCATTTGCCGAATTATATTGTGACGTTGCTTTTGCAACCTCATCTCTAAGTGTCTTTTGTGTTTCTGTTATTTTTGTCTGTTCATCTTCCAGAAAAACCATTTGCTTTACGAGTTCATCATGTGCATCACCTGCATTTTTAGCTTCTATGCCATTTGCTTTTAATGCATCTGTATTTCGTTTCCACCAGTCATTTAAGTCCTCGGTTGCACCTATATCGGATAAGATTTCGTTTAGTTTATCCAACGCTTCTGCGTTATCTTTGTAGTTCTGCTCTGATACTTCCAACTCGACATTAGCTTCCGCAAGTGCCTTACTGTACTGCTCTACAACATCTTTATATCCTGCAACTCTATAATATTCTTTCTGTGCTTCTATAGTCTTTAATAGTTCTTCCTTTTGTGCTGTATATTTTCCAGTAGTCATATCAATCTGATTTGCTAATTCTGGACAAATATCAATAAGCTGTTGTGCTCTCGTTTTTAATGTTTCTTGATCTGCTGCTGTTAAGCTCGTCTTGTCTGCAAGTTCGAAATATGAATCTGCAAGCTGTTGAAGCTGATCTGCACTTGCTTCGGATTTAGATGTTAAATCCTTTGTAGTGTCAGCTAAATCTCTTAGATTTTGTGCAGCATCTTCCATTTTCTGGTTATTTGATCCTATTTCTTCCTCAAACTCCAAAAACTGATCTGCAATCTCTTTTTGCCAACTTTTATGGAAATTATATACAGCTAACCCTATTGCTGCGATCGCCGCTGCTATTGCTAAATAAGGATGCGCAACGACAGTAGCTGCAAAATTCAAAAGAGTATCTTTTATTGCCAAAATCTTTGTCTTAATATTGTCTAATGCTGATAACGTAATGGTTGATATTTTTATTGCTGCAATTACTCCAAGAATGGTTGCTTCTATTGGTGCGGCAGAAAATATACCAGACCATGTGCTTAGCCCAGCATTTATAGCTTTCCAAATTACCTGCGCAATTTTTCCACATATGCCAAGCCAATCTATATCAGACAGGAACTCTCCGATTTTCTTTCCAATCCTATACCAATTCACTCCATCAATAGCAGAAATCATTGCATCAAGCAAACCTTTCGCCCATGTATTCAATGTTCTTGCCAAAAGAGTAAACTTGAAAGTTTTGAAAAATTTATTAATCCCTGCTGCAATAGAATTTCCAAAATTCTTCCAGTTAAATCTCGTTCCAAAAGAATTTAAAAACTCCAATGCAGTATTCAATGCCCCTGCAATCGTTTTTCCGACATTCCCGAACAGTCTCGGATTAATAAGACCATTAAGAAAGTCTGCTAAACCTTTACCGAAGTTTCTTGCCTTGGAATAAATCTTATCCCAGTTAATAGACTCCATTGCTTTTGACAGCGCATCACTGATATATTTTCCAAGCTGTTTAAGATTTTTGATATCACTTTCATAGTTCTTGAAAATGGTATCTGTTTTAACAAGTTTTCCACCTGCAGAACCGTCAGATGCACCACCGCCGGAACCGGAACCGCCAGAACCTTTACCGCTTGAATCATCCGGTGTGGTAATCATTGTTAATTCGTCAAACTTACGGACACCCTTATTCATCTTGTCAATGTTCTTTGCCGCCTGTCCGGTACTTCCAGCTATATCATCTGCACTCTCTGCCGCATCTGACCAGTCATCAGCCACACCGGCACCGGAATCTTCATATTTCCATCCGAAGATTGCACCCAAGGCATTTGTAACCTTTGTGGCAAAATTAATGACTACCAAAAGAACAGAGTTGAGTGCCCTGACAAATGGTTTAAATGCATTAATCAGTGCGCCACCGATCACACTTGCAAGCTGTTCAAAAGACTGTTTTAAAATTCTGATCTGGTTCGCCCATGTATCAGCAGTTCTTGCAAAGTCTCCCTGTGCCGCCTGTGTATTTGCAAGGACATATTGATAACGGAGCATTGTTTTTTCTGCCTGTGACATAGACGCAATATCAGAATCTAATCCCTGTTTCATCGCCCACTCTTTAAGGGTTGCCTGTGTAAGATCAAGACCGTAATCTCTTAATGGACGTGTCTGTCCGGTAAATATTGCAGCTAAATCCTGCGACACAACATCCTGATCTATGTTATACAGAGATGCCATATCAGCAGTTAATTTTGTTAAATTCAAAGACACATCAGCCATGGAATCAGACAAACCAATATAGCCATCTGTCTGTTTGTTCAAAAACTCATTGGCTTTCTTTATCAAACTGCTGTCAATTCCCATTGCTGTTCCCATTGCTTGGAATCGGCTTGCCGTCTGTTTCAATGTCAGTTCTGACATACCGAACTGTCGTATAGAGTCCTGTGCAAAGTCATTGACTTTCTTTGACATGTCCCCAAAAGTAACATCAACAACGTTCTGAACCTCTGTTAATGCCGATGATATGTCGATTGCTTTTTTTATTCCTCTGATCGCTCCGTACAGACCAAGATAAATCCCCATAGAGGACAAAATCTGTCTTGTGAATGACTTGAGTCCGATCAATGCTTTCCCTGTGGATGTCTTAAATCCAAGGAAAGAACCGGAAAGATTACTGATGCTGTTATTTAATCCAGTAATCGCACCTCCAGATCTGTTTGAAAGATTTCCAAGTGCCTGTGTCATTTGTAAAATATTTGCGCTTACATTTGGTGCTTTTGAGAGTGTCTCAAACAGATATTTAAGGTTATCAGCAAGCAAAGGTATATTTGTTACTGCACGTCCGCTTGCAACGCTTCCAAGCCTTGATATGGCTGTCACAAGGTTACTCATATTGGTCATATCAAAATTCAATGCACCTATCTTGTTCATCTGGCGTACAAAGTTTTGTAACTGCGCAGATAAAGCCGGCAGATTCTTTGTCGCCTGTGTAGATGCATTGCCACCAATTTTCGACAGTGCCGACATCATGCTTGTGAGTCCGCTTGTATCAACAGCCTTAACACTTGCTATTCCAGATGCAAGATCTCTCACAGCAGAAGATATTCCGTGGATAGAATTTGCATCAACACCAGAAAATTTATTGAGTGCCCGCACCATTGATGTGATTTCCGAAGATTTACCACCTTTGAATCCGGTAGCCGCATCGGAAATGCTTCTGATTCCGCTTGCAATATTTGAAAGTTTTGCAGTGTCAAACGATATGCTTTCCCAGAGCCTATTCATGCTGTTTACAAGGCTTTCTATGGAATTACTTGCTTTTGCAGAGTCAGCTTTGATTTTTATTTGTAATTCATCAATGTCTGCCATATATGCACCAACTTTCTATGCAAAATAAAAAGACGGTAGGCTGTGACACCTTACCGTCCTTGATCTACTCTTTTAATTTTTCTCTTGTAACCGGTCCGCATTTCTTATCTACTGTAATTCCGACTTTTTTCTGGAATGTTCCAATACCGGTCGCCGTATCATTTCCAAGAATACCGTCCACATTACTGTTTCCATTTTTATCTTTTTCATCCAGGCATCCGTGATAAATAAGCTCCGTCTGAAGCCATCTCACATCATCCCCTCTCATGCAAGGGAATTTTTTCTTTAAAATCCTTGCAGGTTCCGGGTATGGGTTTAAATGATCTTTTACATTTTTTCTAGGGTTTCCGCTTGTCACAATCGCTGTATGACCTTTTGTTTTTGTGACAATAACATCTCCATTGTAAAGAACCATTCCTGCCGCATAACCTCCAATGTCATCAAACATGCCACTAGAAAGAAGTACAGATTTTTCATTTGCTGTGGTGAAATTTCCAACATCTTTTCCAGTTGCATGAATAATGCATGCACGTACCGTTGTGCCGCAATCTGCTTCTGTTTTTACTTTTGAATTAATACCATATTTGACAATTCCAAGCCGGTGTCCCTGACAGTAGCCAATATTATCATTATTGCACGCTGTAATCATTGATTCTGCCAGTTTATCCGCCATATCTTTTGTTTTTGGCCTTAACACATACCATCCTTTTTTATGAACATAAAAGTTTTGCATACTTACTTCTGTTCCGGTCTGATCTCCCGGTCTCCCACCGGTCAATTTCCCATTTTCATCATGTCTTGCAGATCCAATTCTCATATTTATACCTCCAAGTTCTTTTCTGGTTTTGGGTGGCTCAACTCATAGTTTGACTGCATAATTTTGAGCTTTGCCAGAAATAGCTCTCTCTGTTTCTTAATTTCTTCTTCCGTCATTTCCGAATCATATTTTCCTTGCTGTTCATTGATTGGTTTTTCAATATACTTTGATTTTGCTTTCCGACCGGCAAGGCAATGTTCTACTGCCACCGATACCGCAGACAATCCATATGTTCCAAACCACATCCACATCTCATTGTCTCTTTGCTTTTTATCTAAGTTGTATGCATCTGCATATGGCTGTAAGTCAGCCGGGCACGACATGTCTATGTCATGTACGGTAAATCCATACCCTTTTGTAACTAAAAGCCAGAATGGGCGGATTTCCGCACAATATGTTCCCCATGTAAGTTCTCTCTGTTCTTCTACTTTTTCCTCGGAGTTTTCTTCTCCGCTTCTTTCTGATCTGCTTTGAGCAGTTTTGATAAAAAACCGTTTTCAAGCAGCTCCGCTAAAAGTGCATTGTAAAGTACCTGAACATCTGCATCTTCTCCGTCAAAGTAATCATCCAGCATGGCATATACTTTTCCAAGCTGCTGTTCCTTTTCTCCCTCATTGTCCGGATTGTATCCAAGTTCCTCTTTGTGAAACTTCTGCGCGCCTACAAGGATTAACTCTGGAAGAAATAAAAGGATTTCGTCAACCGCTTCAATATCTTCCATCTGGTCTAATTTTGCTACTTTCTTAATAATTCCGCTTTTCACGGTTGCTTCATATCCAAACTTGATCTGTAATTCTTTCTCGCCAAATTTTAATTTTGTCATTTTCTTTCCCTTTCTCCCTCTCATATAGGGAAAGGGCAGTCCGAAGACCGCCCTGTTCTTTTAAATTGTTTCTTCAAGCTCTGGCTCGGTTGTCTGGTTATCGTCAGCCGATCCAACCGAACTATTCGACTGACGTGTTATTCCCCCGGTGTAAAAGCTACAGCGGTGTCCATGCCCTTGTATTCTTCAATGGTAAGATTCATTTCAACCGTCAAAAGTTCGTTCTGACCAATCTCCGGCTGTGGTATCTGCTCCGGTGGCTGCGCAACCACAAAAAATGCGTCGGTAAATCCAGGGATAATAGTTTCAAACCACATTCTTTTCCCGCCGGAAAGCGCCTTATACGCCGTGATAAGTGCTTCCCACTCTTCCTTTGTGGCATCCGTAAGGTTTACCGTGATAGGGAAAGAGCCACCGGTATCTGCGCGCCCCTTTACATATCTGGTAATATCATCTTCTAATGCAGATGCGTCAATCTGTTCCGGCTCAATGTTGATACCGCCGATTGCGTTAATTCTTGTAAGCTGTTTAAACGATGTAGGCTTTGTTCCGGCTGTGGTTTCTGTTCCATAGCCAAACGTAATGCCTAACGTAGACAATCCTGCTTCTGCCATTTTTACCTCTCTTTCTACCGCCAAATAATGCGGTTATCGGGCGCATCTTTTTGCACCCGGTGCATAAAAAATAGAGCCTTTCGGCTCTTTTACATCAATCTGTCGTTGGCTCCGATTATCCGCCGGAACCTTGCAACGCTTCTAAATTTTTTCTCACTGTCATTTTTAAACTCCGGCATTGCTGTGATTTGAAATCGCATCTGTTTAAAGGCATCAGCTAAAATAGCCATGATCCCTTTTGCATCGCTCTGCTTTGTGTTTGTAATGACGTCAACCTGTATTGTTTCCTGCACCGCATTTACGGATGTGCCCTCTAAATCTGCCCCACGTTCAAGCCCCGGCATCTCATGTATGTAAATAGTCGGGAAAACAGGGTCTTTATCAAGGTTCTTTTCAACCGTTGTAAATGCAGTGTCAAAATTCATGCTTTTGTATTTCTTCTGGAGTTTTGGTTTGGCAATCGTTACCACATTGGAGAAAATGTTTATTTCAAGGTCAAATACCCACTGGTTTCCTGCCATTATTTAACCACCTCATATGTTTTCTTGAAAATATCCGGCTTGCATGGATATAATTCTCCGCTTACACCGCGGATAATATAATCTCCAACAGTAACATGATGGTTTCCTTCAAGCGTCTTAATGTAAAGTTCGCATGGCGGCGCGTCTTCTGAAATCGGATTCTGGTAAAACAAAACGCCTTTTTTAAATGCTTCTGACGCCCATTTCGGCACGTACCAATTACCGTTTTTATCCTTTAAATCTCCGTCATACTGAAATGCTTCAATTACTACCGGTTTTTTCCTGTACTTCATTATCCAAACACCTCCTTCGCTGTCTGTGTAACAATCTGCCGCAACTCATTCGCGGTCAGATACATAAATGGTCGGCTTGGCATTCCCTCTGTAAACCACCAATCACCATTGTCGTCCTGATAAAACCATCCATATCTTCCATCTGAAATCTGATGAATAGTTTTTCCACTTGCGTACTGCCACGAAACACCCTCCGGCAGTTTCCCAGGATAAGGGCTTTGCTGTCCAACAATTCCGGTTCCAAACTCAACAAATGCGGCATGGTCTGTACCGGCTATTACCGCCCATATCCCGCCGCCCTTAGTGCTTCCTTCATATTCCGCGTGAACACTTGAAATCAGTTCCGATGTAAATATTGCGTCAAGGTCAGCAATTTGCACTCTGGCAATCTCTACGCCCTTTTCCGCGAGTTTTTCTGCCAATAGCTGACATTTATATGTCAAGCTGTTTTGATAGGCTCTAAGCTCTCGTATGGCGTTCTGAACAGACTTTTCAGACAGGCTCATTGTGATTACTTTCTTTCCCATTCAGCACCTACTTCACATTTTTTTGCAATAAGAACAAATCAACCGTCAATCCTTCGTCTGCGACACCTTTTACGATGTAATCAGCCGAATTTTCATCAACGATTGTATTCTCTTCATCTTTGTACCTTACATCTGACCGTTTCCATACCAAAGAGCCAACGCTCAATGGAAGTTTCCCTTTGTCCTCGACAATCTGAACAAAGTTTGTGGAATTGTCAACGCCAAACTCTTTTATAAGTGCTTCACTCAACTTATTGCTGATTGAAGAATAAAAAACCACAGGCTTCTCATAACCTGTGGTATACTCTCCGGTTGTTTTTGGTATTTTGTTTCCGTCATCGTCAAGGTAATAAATTACATTTCCATCTGAATCAGTATATGAAGAATATTCGATGTTTCCATCCTCGTCCGTCACATACACCGGAACCTTTCCGCTCTGTAGCGAATAACTCATTTTTTGCTTATTCAATTCAAGCATTTCATTTCACATCCTTGCCAAACCGTTTCCACAGTTCAGACAATTTTTCCCAGCCATACATTGCAACAAAAGCAACAATAAATCCTGCAATAATAGCCGCCAAAATCATGTACCATAAAATTGTCATCTGAATATACTGCATATATGCCACAAATGCAGCTACAGTAATTCCAATGGAAAGTACAAACACAAGAATGTCTGTCGGCACCTTAGAAAACGCTCCTACGCCCTTGATAACCTGTGTTATTACAGATACAACAAAAGCAAGTGACCCAATGATTGCCAAAATGATTGTCATATTGGCAATAACGCTCTGTAAAATGTCCATGATTACACCTCCTTATCATCATTAAGACGGTTTTCAATTCCGTCAATTCTGTGATGCGCTGATTTCACACTTTCCTCAACTTTAATAATCCGGTTGTCATGTGAGTTGATTTCTTTTCTCATCTCCGAGACTTCATTCTTAATATCCGTCGTGTTGTTTGAGATGGCATCCAGTTTCATATTGATGCGTGTATTTTCTTTCACGCGTTCCTCAACATCCTTTGTGTCTGTTCGCTTGTTATTCTTTAATCCCATATAGACGGAAAAACCGAGTGATAACACGCTTATAATGATTGCTGTAGATAATTCTATCGTCACATCATATACCGCCTTTCTTTGTAATTGGCACACCGCCCACCACCGCTCAATGTGTGCCGCCTGCTATCGTTTTGTCAATGTCGGCAACACGATAACGCTCAATCTTCTAAACGCCTCGAAATCGAGGGGTTATAATGATTTTATAAACGGAAATACTCCCACAAACAAGCTTTCCCTGTCTTTCCAGCTACGGCTTACGCCGTTTTCTGAATAGCTTGCCATATAGGCTTCTCCTGCCTGTGAATGGTCGTACACGGCTAAATTGACGATTACATCCTCAAACTTTTTCAAGTCTTCAGATATTTTTTCATCCGTGTAGCTTTTCGGGTAATTTCGCTTGCTTACCACTTCATTTCTTGCCTGCTTGATAAGCTGTTCGATGTAAGGGTTATCTTCTTTCTTGTCGAACACAACAACATCAGAAGTAACACCATCTTCATCCGTAACGGTTTCAATATGAAATTGTTTCAGTCTGATTTTGACTTGTTCTAATGTGGCGTATTTTACCATAGCTAAAACCCTTTCTAAAGCTCTACATTTTCCATTACTGCTCTTGCTTCAAGAACTGCAATATAATCTGTCATTGCTTTAATCTGCATATTATATGTACTTCTAGGGCAAATTGGAGTAAAGGTAAGTTTATCATTATCCCACTTATCAAGCATATTTTTTAGTTTCTTATAGCGAATAACTACTTGCTGATACTCTGCTTTAAATCTTTCTTTGTAGTCCGTGCTGTTCATCATTTCCACGGTGTCTTTTAATTCCATAACTATCTCCTATAATCCTAATTTCTCAATTAACAGCTTCTTTAATTCTGCTCCTGTAAGTTCTTCTGCGTTGTCTATACCTTGTTCTGTGGCAAGTGCCTGTAAATCAGCAGTGCTCATTCTGTTAATCTCTGTCTTGGTGTACCCGCCGGAAGATTTCTCTCCCGGAACAATGTCCGGGATTTCATCTCCTGCTTTGTACCATCTTCCATTGCGCTTTACCGTATATTCAGCAATCATACCGCACCTCCTACGCAACTTTCATGACAACAACGCTGTCCATGCCCTCAAAAGTAGGCAATCCGATCATTGACACAATGCAATGCGTGTTGATTGGATGATTTGTTGCGTATGTATATACCGAAATACCGGTTTCTACAATAGAAAGGTTTCCGTCTGTTAAACTTCCGCTTCTCTCTTCCGGTGTCTTTCCAAAGACATAATCTCCAAGGTACACGCCGGATGCCTGCGCTGAAATAACTCCTGTAGGAATAAAATATTTGGTAGCACCGTCTGCAGGGTCGATGTAAAGTTTGTCGTAAACTTCAATCTCGATGCCGTATCCTCTAAGATACTCTGTAACCTGCCCCTGCTGTAAGCGAATACCGCCATTGTAAGCAGTAATTCCAAGCACCTGTTTCTTTGTGTCCTCCGCCTTAAGGACCATTTCCCATGTTTCTGTATTCATGCTAAAGCGTGCAAGGGAATATCCTGTTTTCTTTGCAAACTCACGTTTAATCTCGATAAGGTCGTCAAGTGGCGTTGCTGTTTCGGATGCAGACCATTTATCGGTATCGCTTCCGGAGATATCCTTGTAATGGTCTCTCTTGTGCGCCACTCCATTGTCCGAAGTATAATCCACATAGTAGCTCTTTCCGCCAATTGTTACCTGTACTCTTGGAATACCATCAGATGGTGCTAATAACTGCCAAATCTGGCGTTCCGGCACTACTCTTGCTCCTTCAATAAGCATCATCGGTTTTTTGCTGATTTCTCTAAGCACCTGGTTTGCCATGTTGGAATTTTCTGCCGACTGGTAATTTGCATACTCCTGTTCTTCACGCTCTGTTACCATGTAAGATTCACGGTAGAAAGGCATCTCGTTCTGAATGTCCGAAAATCCACCAACGTCTCTTAACTCTGCCTGCGAATCAAAATTGGATGCCTTTAAGGATACTGGAAGACCGTTTTTCCCTTTGATAAATCTAAGCTCAAGGCTGTCCTGTTTTCTGGTTCCAAATTTCTGTCTACCTAAGTAAGGCGCAGAACCAAGCGTTTTTTCATAATTATTCCACATAACCCCAAGGCTTCTTGCGGTAAATGCTTCTGCTAATGGTAATGCCATTCTCTAATACCTCCATTTCTTAATCAAAAAAAGTGACACGCGGTGTTGCTGCTTTTGCAGTTGCTTCCACGGTCACTCCGTTCGCTGTTACCTTTGCGCTGTCAATAGAACCCTGATATACATAAGTTCCAGGCGCATCTCCCATTGTTACGTCAACATCTTCCAGAAGATACCCTTTGCAAGATTCGTCATTGCTTGGAAAAGGTGTCCCAGCCTTTGCAATCTTCTTTCCGTTTGCATCGGCACTTGACACCATTGTCTGCGGAACGATGCACGCCGCACCCTCATAAGGAAAGAATTTTAAAATTCCTTTACTCTGTGTAAAGTCTCTTTCAATCGGTTTTCCCATAATTTACCTCCTATAAAACATAATGGTCTTTGGCTTCTACATTTTTTGCCGGTTCGCCAAAGCTGATACTTTCGGCATTTTCAACATCTGCCGTTTTTTTATTCTCTCCACCTGCAGTACCGCCGCCCGGATTTTCAGTATTATTTGCAATCTCCTGTTCCTTTGCCTGCGCTGCCGCGGTTTCCTTTTCGGATGTAATCTTTCCAAGAGCGTCATAATCAAGGCTTCCATCATCTTTGACGACAGATTTTGCCTGCTCTGCATTGATTTTTAACTTTTCCATCAATGCTTCGCGCTGATCTCTGATGGCGTTTTTCTTCTGCATATCTGCAATCTGCTGATTTGCTGTCTCTAACGCCTTGTTTGCTTTTTCAAGTTCCGTGAGGTTTCCTGCTTCCATTTCATCCAGCTTTTTCTGCAACTCATCTGCACTGTCTGCCTTTGCCTTAAGCTCTGCTGCTTTTGCCTGTTCTCTCTGTACGGCACTGCCGTAATCAGCAATGATTTTCTCAACATTTTCCTCACTGATACCCATTGCAATTAACTCTTCTCTTTTCATTGATTACCTCCAATATGTCTTTACGAATTTTTGCGGTGCAACGACACCGAATGACACTGTTGTTTTTTACGCTCACAACTTTGCGAATTTTTATAAAATAAAAACAGCCGCCGATTACTCGGTAGCTGTCTTATTTTGCTGTTTATTTAATTGATTTACAATTTCCTGTGCTTTTTGTTCCTGCTCTTCTGCATTATCAATTGTTTTCCACAACGCATCTATATATGGCTTAGACAAGAGGAATGTCTTTTCAGCATCTCCCCAAAGCCCCACCGTTTTAATGGCAATAAGAGGATGTATGCCGCACTCTAAAAGCTGATATAGTGTTTGCGACTTTGTATACATATTGTCTTGCGGGCTATGATTGATTTGCACATCAAAATCTCTAACTGACAATTTCAAATCATGATCTTTAACTCGTATTGCATTTAAGACAACTTTTGCAAGTCTTTTCTCTGCCGATTTCACGATTGGGTCTTTTAATTTTGCTCTTGTCTTTGAAAAATCCCAACCATTTCTCAACTCTACCGCGCCCTGTGTATCTCCGCCAGTGTTCCCCTGCTTGTTTGGTATGGCAAGAATTGATAAGGCATTGTCCCAAAGATCATCTTTTGCCACCTGGCACTGACTCTGGTTAAGTTCCTGCGTCATGATCTCAACATCGGCTTTGTTATCCTTATTGTTAGACTTTACAGTCAAAGCATGGCTCATTTTCATCTCTTCAAACGTCTTTTTGTCGATTTCACAGTTCACAAACTTAACCCAGTATTGAACAAACTGCTCAATTCCATCCATTCTGTTTGACTGCATGTTGTTTATGGCATCCAGAAGCCCTATGACAAGTTCAATGTCCGATATTCTTTCGTGGTTGTTTGGGAACTCAACGATAGGAATGCTTCCAAATGCATGCAATTTCCATTCAGAAGCTACTCCATTTTGAATTTTGCATGAATGACTGTCTGTATAGCACAGTTTGTACCATCTTCCATCCTCATCCTTAAGTTCTTGTACTGCAAGAACCGGTTCTTCCGTGCTCCGATTATAAATAACACAAGTATTCATCGGAGTAGGGGCAACAATCTGAAATGGTATTTCTCCATTTGCAAATCTCACCGCCTTGAAAGATGTTCCGGTTGCTGACTGCCATTCACCAGCTTTAATGTCCTTTTCCTGCTTATTTGCGTCTACAAGATAGTCATTCAGCGCATCTACTGCCTTATTGATTACATCGTCATCTTTTCGACTGATAAACTGGATTGGCTCGCCATATGTCTGTCCTACTTTGAACTGAACAATCTCGTATGCGTGGTTTTCAACAATTTTATTGGTAATGTCACTGTTTTGCACCTTTACGCGGTACAAAACAGGTTGGTCTCCTTTGTAATACCGCCATAGGTATTCTATGATGGTTTTGTTGTAATAATAATTACCGATGCAGTCTCCCACCACATTGACAATATTATCTGCTGTGATGGTTTCAACATCTGTATATAAAATTTTTCTACCATAACAGCCTTTAACAAGGTCTTGGAGAGATTTGTCATTTCTCATTTTTTTCTCCTAAATAAAGGTCATTCCGCTGGATGTTGCACGAAACGGAAGAGATTTTAATTCTGTTTTTCCATTCTCCGGATAAAAAACAACTTTCTTGTGGCATTTTCTGCACTCAACAGAAATTTGCATTGTTGAACGCCCATCGTGTGTGGCAACTTTTCTTCCGCAACGCGGGCAATATATTGTTTTTGGTGTATATACCATAAAGTCCTCTTTTCTTTGAAAAAGAAAAAGCACCGAAGATTCCTCTTCGATGCTCTTCCAATGGGGGATGGTAAAGTGTTCAACTATTTGTTGACTTCTTCGATTATAACTATATCAGAAAAAAAACGGACATATCGGACAACTTTACTCTTTCATAAATCTATCAAACGCTTTTCTCACGCTGTCTTCTGTGTTATTGCCTCCTATTTGGTCGGCAACCTTATTCCAAGATTGATTTTCTAAAAATCTAAGGTTAATTATTCTTCTAATTCTGCTATCTTTTATATTTGCAATAAACTCTTCTACTTCATTTGTTTTTTCAAGAAGTTCGTTTTCCAAAATTTCGAGGGTGGTTTTTCTGGAATATAACAAGGTTTTTTTGTGCCTATATTCTGGCAATGGTATTCCTTCTATTTTAAAATGTTGGTTTCCACCATTTCCGCCAGAAACGCTATCAATAACCGTTCCTTCCTGCTCAATTTTTTCTATGTATTTTTCAAGCTTTTCAATTTTATTCCTTACTTCTTTCACTTCTTCTCTTAAATCTAAGTATTGATTTAAAATATCTTTGTTTACCATATCAATACCTCCTAAACGGATTTACTGCTGCTTCTACTTTAGCTACGTTATTTCCATTTGTCACTCTAAGCGCAAAGTTTGAAAATACATCCGGCACATCATCCAACTGCTTTTTACCGGACACTGAATATCTCTTGAGAAGAGACATCATTACTCCATATGGCTCATTTGGCTTATATAATGATGGGTCTTTAAATATAACGTGCTGCAATATCCAGTTAGAGCACTGGAAAATCCTTGCTTCCTTGTTTGTCTCCGTCGGTGTGTCAGTAATGTTACATATCCATCCTTTTTTTTCGACACGCTTGTTTACTTCCATTGCGACACGGTCTCCGCCGGCGTTTCTCTCAAATTCACATTCCTGCACTTTGTTGTTTGCCAGAACGTTTGCTGCATTTTCATACTGCATCTCATAATCTGCCGTGTTATCGCAAACACAATCTACACAGTAGTAATCCTCTCCGTATTTTTGCAATACCGGCAAAACAAAGTAATCCGTTCCTTTTCCCTTTGTATCGCATTGACCGGTTACAATCTCTGGCTCTCCATGTGGCAAATTAAGATACCGGCGTATTTTATCTTCCGGAAACAGCAATCCCTCTCGCTCAATCGGTTCCTGTTTGTAAAGACAGCGATATGATATGTCGTCCATCAATAATTGTTGATCTTCAAAAAACTCTTTTGTAAAACCGGAAAACTCATATTCAAAATTGCTTTCTCCTGTAACTGGGTCTACATCTGGTACCGCAATAACCTTTACTCTCGGATTGCCCTCGTACATATTTTGTATGCGCCCTATAACGTCGTGTACGCTCCATCTTGTGGCAATATGTATTTCCTTGCAGTTCTTACCGTCCGTGTCCTGTATCTTTCTCTGGCGGGCATCTACGGCATATTTATCCCACAATTTATCAAGGATAATGGGATTCATTGCTTCTTCAATTCCGCCTATCATATCGTCAACCAGTAAGAACTTGGAAGCCCTTACTTTACCGGCATTCTTACTACCAACAGACGTACATTGTACGGATGGAAACGATTTGTACTTCCCGACATTAAACTGCTCCATCTTTGCATTTGTGCTCGTCACGGAAAGATCCGGGAAAATTTCATTCCATGTATATTCTTCCGTATTTGTAACGATATCGTACACACCATCATAGTACATTCTGGTAATATCTCCGCTATGCGAATAAAAAAGACTGAAATCTCTAGGGAACCATCCGGCAACAAGTGCGTGAAACATTTTTTCAACCGTTGTTTTACCAGCACCTGGGACAAGTGATACGCACAGGATGTCATATCTATCATCAATCATGCCTTGTAAAGCCTGTGTAAGCCCTATTTTGAGAAATTGCTTTCTTCTTGGCATATAAAACCGTTCTTTAGGCTCTCTTTTCTTTTCCAAATACTGGAAAGCACTATCCACAACTTTGTTTTGCGCTTCCAAAAGCAAAATTCCGTAATATTTGTCCAGAATTTCATAAGATACCTTGTTTTGGAATGAATATTTCTCTAAATCCCATGGTGTGCCACCTGTAGATTGAAAGATAAACTGCTCCGTCAGTTCTTTCGCTCTGGCAGAAACCTTTAATCCATACTCAACATCCTTTTCTGTCAGAATGGCTACCCTTGCCGCTTCTGCCATAGCATCCATAACCTGTTCATCAACGCCATGCACCTGTATGTAATTTTTATATCCATTTACTGTGGAAATTAGGCTTGAACTTGCCAAAAGAAAAGCACCTCCGCAAAAAAGCAGAAGTGCCTTAAGACCTCTGCCAATAATTTTTGTTGGTTAGCGACTAACTCCGTTTGTTAGTCGGTAATATTTTTAATTTCCTAATATCATAACTTCTCGCCTATCAATGCAAATCGTTTTGCGTTCAATTTCAAGGTAAATTTGCATTGATTTAACCCCAGACAAATCCATTTTTTCCCCATCAATTACTACTTTCAATCCATTTGTGCAATCTATTTCAAATTTTTTTGCTTTTTTCATTCCAATGCACCTTGAACCCTTTCGCCGTGTAATTACCAACTGCCTGTTTCAGCTCTTCCTTGCTTTTATATTCCTCTCGAAGCATGATTGCTACCTTGTTCTTCTCAACAGCGTATATTCCGCAGGTAACTGCTTTGCTTGCCGTATCAAGAACTGCTTTATACTGTTTGCTGTTCATCTCGTATGTGCTGTTATTGATATTTACAATCATTTTTCATAAACCTTTCAAAATCTTCCATGCACTCATTGCATAAATCGTAGGTTGTATTCAATATGCCATTTCTCGTAATTGAGTTTGTAGCCAATAGTCCTACTTTTATTTCTTTTCCGCACCTGTCACAAGTGCGCCATTCTTTGCTATGCCTCATCGTGAATATCCTCCCAAACTCTGCAAAATTCCTCGAGTGTTCCCTTGTCCATCAGTGAAGCTATTTCGTGCAAGTTTATAATGTTGATTTCTGCATCTTGCTCATATTGCACGTCGGCAATAAGGTTTATATTGACCATTGGAAGGCTTCCAGCATAATGTTCTATTTTATACGAACTGCATAAGCACTGTTCGCCATCAACTGTAACTTTAGCACATGCCGGGTTTCCTTTTATTGGTTCTACTTTGAATCTATGTATATTGCTCATTCTTCCACCAACTTTCTGCCGCACATCGGGCAAAATGCAATATCAAAATATCCTTTCGCCATACAGTAGTTTGAATAAATCACAATCCCTGGTACTTTGTCCCCTGTATTCATCATAATTTGCGCATTTGTCAAATTCGTTTCATTTGCACACTTCTGAATGGGAATATTAGCGCCGAATATTCTGTTATTATCGTAATCCTTGCAAAATTTACACATTTTCAACACCTGTCCCTACACCTGTGATATACAACCTTGTTATTGAAATTCGGTCTGTATTTCTTGCCAATCGAACGAATAAAAGGGTATTTCGGTCGCTCTTCACAAAGATTATAGTCGTAGAACTTAAAACACGATTCTAATTCTTGCGATATTCTTTCTGTCAGATTTGCAAGTGATTCAAATGCTTTTAACATTCTGTCCTGCAAGAACAAAACTATCGCTTTCCGTGTGTCAATTATTCTTTGGATATACTCCAATAGCATTTTTCCCAGTTTCCGATACCACAATTTGAACTCAACGACCATGAATCCTTGTGATTCAATCACGTTCTTCTGTTCATTTGTTACGTTCAGAACCATACCCGGCACCTACTTTCTGTTCTTCCGGAATTGCTTTTCGCAATATCCTTTGATGCAATAGCCGCCGCAGGACATATCTACACCCATGAAATAGCTTGCTTTTTCCTTTTTCTTGTAATATTTGCAGTTCTTATTCGGGCAATCCATAATCACACCTCACACTAACGTTGCTACAAACAAAATCCCATACCATAATGTTGCGTTGTTTTTTATATCTCCGCTTAAAAATTTCCATCCAGAGTAAATCATCAATACAAGTTTTGTAATAATGGATATTAAATCCAGTATCTGAAAAACAATATGCATATTAACACCTCATTTTTGCGTAAAAAAATACCAACCATAGAATAGCAGCACAAGGAATCGAACCCACATAGCATTTTCACATGCCTTTGCTAGCCTTATCAATGCTATTAACCGCCATTAATCAGAATCGAACTGATCTCGCACTATGCCGCCAAAACCCTACTTACAAGTTGCGATCTTGCTTTCGCGCGTGGGGAAGAGAGGAATTGAACCTCCAATGTTTACCACTTGGGAACTGATTTACAGTCAACCGCAACACCTCCAATCGTTGCCGCTTCCCCAAAACCGCCCTCAGACGGTTAGCAATCATATTTTTCGTGCCATGCGTTGCACTATCCTGTGTGATATCACAGGAAATAGGCTGGTGAGGATTTGCACCTCAAATAACAGCGACTTTCCACAACGGGTAACACCCTTAACAGGTTCCTTCAGTGCCTTGTTAATTCAATGACTTGTTCCTAACCAAAGCGTGGTTGTCTTATGCTTAAGCGTCTACCTGTTCCGCCACCACCTAATTTCATGGCTCATGTACCGTGGGATAGATGCACGAACCATGACTTGGAACTGCAACACATGACTGTGCGTGTGTCGACTTGTGTTCCTACCGCCCTTTGCGGTAAATGCCACCGAACGGTCTCGCACCGCTCTTAACAGAAGCGTCCTAGTGGCGAAAGGAGACAAATAGTATGTCCTGTTACGAAACAAACAATAATGCCTGTTTCTCAATCGGAACGGCAGGACTTGAACCTGCAGCTATCAATTCATTAGAGCATGGAAGAATGAAAAGATTGCTCTTTCCTCTGAGCTACATTCCGTCACAGCGCGCATAGCGCGCCGTTTATGATAGTATTTTTGATCTTTTTATTTTGCCAACGTCCACTAACACCGACTAATTGCTTACGCCGAGTTTTTTCTTGCAAAAACCGAATGCCAGTGGACTTAAGCTATACCGGATGCTCCGACTTCTCAGACTGGTGCTCAGCGTCACTGTCAAGATTGAGTAAATCTCCGGTGCTGTCCGGTTCCTTTGATTTTGTTATATGTATTCTTTCCTCTGCACAAATGATAGGCAGCTGAAAGCAAATACCAAATATTGGACTATAAAACATTCTGTTACCTCCACATCAGAAACATGTTCAGCAACAGCAACATCACAAGTACCCATAATGCAATTGCTGTTTCTTTGTCTTTGGATTCTCTGCCAGATACAAATAGTATCAGCATAAAAATAACATCCAGCGTCGATATAATCGTTTTAATAATTACCATGGTTGTTTTCCTCTCACAAGTTTCTTTAGCAGGATTCGAACCTGCGAATACTGGAATCAAAACCCAGTGCCTTACCGCTTGGCGATAGCGCTATATTAACACTACTTTTCCGGCATGTAATAGACCATGTTATCAAATACAGTTATTCCCATACAAGGATCATTCATCTCAACGCATCTGATCGATATGTTTTTAGATACTGCAAACATTTCGGCCACCTGTTGTTTATCCATGTTTGTGCTAATAACTTGAAAAGCCGAAAATGCCTTGTGCATATCAGAGAATACTTCTTTTTCTCTACCTAAATTTGCATACGTCCCAATGGTAAACGTTTTTCCATCAACCATAGCAGTTATCATTCCATGATTTGCTGTGAATACCGCTCGGTCAAAATCAAGCGAAACGTCTTTGCTTTGTGATACTACTCTCATACTTTTCCATCCAATCTCTTTTTGTTTTTGAGGATATTTAAAGGACTTAGTAGTGCTGATTTTCTCAACCTATCAAACCCCCTCCCCATCCATGCCGAATCATGCTTTGAACATTGATAAATTGTTTGAATTGTTCGTTAAATTCCATTCGTATTTTACAACTATTCGCAAAACCCTTGTTTTGTGTAATATATCAACGATTTAATGCGCCTTAAGACCATTAAACACTGGGCTTTAAATTGTTTGAATTGTCTATTGCGTTTTTCTAGCTTTTTTCAACCAGAATTGTCGGAGTTGTTCGGCAATCCTATACAATTATTAGCCCCAAGATGTGGCAGTTCTTCGGCTGTCAACGCTCTTGCTCTGGACCCCTGATCTCTAACGCCCGGCATATTGAAACCGCAATACTTGTTGAGTGATGGCATGTAGCACATTGGGTTGTTCTTCCCAGAAGTCTGTAAACCTACAAGACTTTCCTCACGCATTTCGTCAATCTTTTTGCAAATGTCGGAGCCTGATGAGCCTAGCTGCACGCCATTAACCCATCCGTTTAGTGTATCTCTATGTATTCCAGTGAAGAATACAAACCCTGTAATATTAATTATCTTCTCATAGTCATTGCAAAGGTCTATATATAAATCTAATATATTATTGACCTTGTCTGTGTCATATGCATTATTGATATTATTATCATCCTTAAGATATTTTGGATTTGTTTTAAATACATGCTCATAAACATATTTACAACAGTTGTACCATCTGTTCTGCGATACTTTACACATGTCCTCTACATGTCTCTCTTCCATCCAGAGATTTATATACATGTCAATGTCATCTTTAAAAACATCAACTGTATTATTCACTTCCTGCATTTCAACTGCTGACATGTTGTATATCTCCTCTCTCCAGTACTGGAATACTTAAAATAAAAAATGCAACTGATACAGTCGAGATCATCATGATCTCGACTGTACCGGCTGCATGAAGTCCGTTTCTTTCGGGACCTCGACTGATCAGCTCAGCCCGTTGCCCGAATGCTTTTTAATTTAATAAAACAATATCATTCTATCATTTTCTTGTCAAGGTATATTTTAAAATTAAATTTTAAGCCTGTATATTATATATATTATTTATATAAATATACTGCCTTATTTATAATATATATTTTAATATTACAAGAGAGAATATACTCTTTCTCTAACTCTAGTGTCTATATCTACGTTGCAAAAATGTTGCAATTTGTTGCAAGTGTGTTGCATTGCAACAAAACTGGTACAATTCTATCATTTTTGTCCTGTCCGTAATAAAATTATCATTCTTGGAATTTTGTGAAATACTAACAAAAATTTTCTACGTTTTGCACAAAAAAGACGGCTATATTTCAAGCCGTCAAAATTTTTTAACCAACGCCACCAGATATTCCTTTTTCAAGAAAAACCTGTTTATTTTATCCGGTGCATCGTGATTTTCTTTTATGAAATTTTCAGCGGCTTTTCTTACCGCTGCCGCATCCGCCTTATTAATATAAAGCCCTAAATTATGATTTTTACCGGAAAATTTAATCTGTGCACACCACTTATCTGTTTTTTTGTAATAATACACACCTTTTATACCGGATGAATTGTTTTTATTATCCGGGGCGTTGTATGAATTTAAGCAACTACCTTTTTCGTGTATAAGTTTATCCCTTGCGATGCTGATCGACTCCGCGGCGCGTTCACGCTGGAGACAACCGCATGACTGCACATAACCGCCAGTTAAACGTGACGTGATATAAAAACATTCATTGCCACATGAACAGGCGCACCGCCATAGTGTCCGCCCGTTCTTATCCTTACCGGCTTTTTCAACGACCTTAAGACGCCCGGTTTCAAACCCTTTCAAATCAACCTTTTTCATTTTTTTTATCTCTCATTTTCAAGACGTGCCGCAATGCATTCCAGCACTTCTTTCTTTATCTCCGCCCACTCTTTGCCGTCGATATAAATATACTTATCGCAGCTCTCTCCGGAACCCGTCGGGGAATGATCGGAGATTCTCACGTTGAAGCTGTCAACATAATCGCCGTTCCGGTCCTGTATCTCAACGTTGATATAATTACTCATGCCGTAACATCTGGATGCTTCATGATAACATGAGACGTTTTTAAACTTTCTTTCAATCTGTCCCGGCAATGCCTCACATCTTTTTTCAAGGTATGATCTGCATGTTTGGTATCTGTTTTTTAACGTATCAGTGTCAAATCTCATATCCGTTCCCTCCTGTGTACTGGTTCATTGCCTTTCGACAATATTATAATACACCTTTGTGTATTGTTTGTCAATACATAAAATACATTTTTGTGTATTTATTTTATATACTCTAAAATATCACACGGTTGACAATTCAGTCGATCGCATAAATACATGATAGTATCAACGCTGACATTTTGATTTTTTACAAGACGATTAACCAGTGTTGGGGATAAATTAAACTTCTCCTTATCTTTCAAGTCTGTTTTTTTTATCCCTCTTCTTTCCAGTGTCTCCCATAATCTTCTATATGAAATAGACCCGCTATAAACGTTCTTTCTTTTTTCTACTGTCTCCGTCATATGGTGCACTCCTTTCTTTTCTATTATAAATGAATAATACATCATTGTGTATTCATTGTCAATCTTTATTGTTTTGTACATCTTTGTGTATTTTGTATATTATGTTAGTACATCTTTGTGTATTTTGTATATTGATTAAAAGTACATCTTTGTGTATTATAATCTCAACAGGAAAACAAAAAACACAGAAACGGAGGACAAACAAATGATCTATAGAATTAAAATTGAAGGAAAAGAGTACAACGACAATTACACATTTACACCAGACGAAGGGAACATTCTTGACGAACTGGCGGCGATCATCGAAGAAATGAAAGCCGGAAGAATTGAGAAGCTGGAAATTGAGAGGGAGGTGTAAACATGAGAGGAACAGGATTATTTATTAATTGGGAATCCGGAAATAAAAACAGTAATGCGATTCAGGAATTTGAAAAAAAACGGCACCAACTGGGAATATAACCACTTTGGAACACTTACAGCCGACTTTTACGGCATCGGGATTTTTGAAAAGGTCGATTTTGAACATATCCAAGGCGATGTGTTTGAAATCTGCATAGCATAGTCGAAACCGCCCGCGCGGCGGTCTGGTGTAGGGTTGCAACCTTGCCACTGATGAGACAAGCACACACAATGAAAGGATGGTTGATCTTATGGCAAAATTAGAAGAAGCTCAAAAAACATTTTTGAAAGTTAGGGATTATTTTTTAGAAACTCAAGAAGATTTCGCGCTGGCGAAGGCGTATAGCAAGCCCTGGAAGTGGTACAGAGAACACACAACAGACGAAGCGATCGAGATTTTAAGAGCGGAAGTAAGCGCATAAGCAAGCGGCGGCGTTTTCCGGGGTTCGATTCCCCGGCTTGCCTTTACCCGGAAGGGAATTTTATTTTTTAGGAGGATTCAAAATGACTTATCCGAACGGAGCACAGACAGTTTTTCAAATCACATGCATGGGAAGTGTTTATAGCGTTGAAGATAAATTTTTCAGAAATGACGGCAAAGGGACAGACTTTGAAACGTTTGACGATGCTTGGGAAGTTTTCAAAACGCTTCCCGAATGGGAACAAAATGGTGCAGAAATAGAGGAATTTTAAGCCGGGAACATCCCGGCTTTATCCAGTCTCATGACCCATTCCAGCGCTTTTATACAAATGCACCTTGACAATTTATGCGATCCGATCATATAATTACGCTTAAACGAACGCATATAAGGTCATTTAAGGCTTTTTATGAATGGATATAGTCATTTATACGTTCATGATATAAAATGTCTCTAAGACGATTTTATAGCGTTGTGTCTCATGTGTAAAGTTACGCGTTTTGCTGCGCTGGCGTCGATCAACGCCGCAGATGATCGTTCACGGCGTGATCTTCCATGATGCACCATGGAAACCGCCGGGACATCACCGGGAAACCGCCGGGTATGAAAATTCTGATTTTCGATCTCAAAATCGAGTCATTTTCCAAGAAGAAAAAAAATTCAAAAACTGAAAAACGAGATTTTCGGACGAAAATAGCAATATGCACCATAAAATGTTATGCGTCATTTCACAACTTGTGAAATATGACTAATTCGTTCTCTTCTCTTTCTCTGGCTCTCGGTCTGTTTCTGTTTTTTCTGCGATTTCGTTGTTCTTGTTCCCATAAAATTCCTCATTCACTTTCTGGTTGCGTGATTTGTAATTTACAATCTTTACATCTGTGTTCAATTCATCCGGTATCTTCCCGACGATCAACACTGTATGCGGTTGCAGCCTGTCGACCATCACTTTAAATCCCTCGCAAAACTCAATCCGAGCTGCCTTTGCCCGCACTCTTCCATTTGTACAGACAGCAATCACACCGCCCTTACTGTACCCGGCAAAACAAAGATCATAATTGTCTTTGTCCGGGATACCTACGGACGGTATAACACGGATTCCGTTCAGCAGCATGTAATGTGCAAGTGCATGGTTCCGGTACACGTTATACAGGTTCAATGCAAACGGCATACCACAATCGCCAGTAGCAATACTGAAATCCGGCATACAGACCGAGTGGAAACACTTCAAGTGCTCCAGGTATTTATCCGGGTTATTCCACAGTCTTTGAAACTTTGAATCGTCAATATAAAAATTCACATTTAATTTTCTATGCCCTTTTATCTTTTGTGAAAAGCTCTCTCCAAAATCTATGGAGTCCTCCGGCAAATAATCCAAGCTGCATGCCGGGACAATCGGGATCTGATATTTTTCATCAAGCTCCGCTCCATAGATCATATATTCTTTCATAACATCAAAAGATGTATGACATCCATTGTACAATACTATCACCTCAAAAACATTTTACTATTTTTCTTCTTGACAAACAACTTCTTTTGTGAAAAGCAAAGAACGTGCGGCGTAATCACCTCTGCTTAGTTCATTTATCAGCTTTTCCCTTGTCATTTCCGGGTTTGTTCTGTGAATATACCGCAGCAATTCATCTATTTTGTCCACTATGCTGCCCTCCAATCAATGTTTGACATCAGATCATCCAAAAGATAGATCAAATCAGTACCGTACAGGCTGATCCAGTCCGCAAGATACTCTTCCTGCTCAATCGGCATATGAATGTTATAGGAAAAGCAAAAACAATGACAAAGTTCATGAGCCAGTATTTTGCGCAAATAGCCATTTTCTGGTTTATCCGAAACATATATTATCCTATCATTCCAATCAGTCACAGCAAGGCTAATAGAGCCATCAGAGCGCATTAATTTATGACTTGCTCCGTGAACAAATTCTATTTTCCATTCAATACCATTTATAAAAAACATTTTCCCTCCAAACAAACAGGGGCATTTCTGCCCCTGCCATTACATTTTGGAAACAAGCGTTGACAGCTTGCTCTTTGTCATCGTGCGCTCTTCCGGTGTCATGTCAGAGATAAGCTCCGCCATATCCTCCGAAAGCTCTTTCATGTATCTTTCAAGGTCATGCATCTTTGCATCCTTGTCTTCTGGCGTATTGCCCTTGTGAAGCTCTTTGCTTTCCATGTAGGATTTACGGCTCATTCCGCTTTTACCTTCTCTGCGGTCACGCATACCGCCATCTGCCGCAATTGTAGGCTCTGTGTAATACATTCGCCCATGTTGTCGATCAATGTCGCGGTCATATTCCATATCGTGATACATTTCCGGTGTCATGTGCCAGTAAGGCGGCTCGTCATATCCTCTCCGCGTTCCTCTTCCCTTTGGCGCAAATCTGCCGTCTGCATACCGGTAACGGTCATAATACCGTCTGCCGTCTCCGTAACGCTCAAACATATCAAGAACCTGCTCTGGGTCTGATTCGTCCATTGATTTTGTAAGCGTCCGGTAATACATGGCTTCCGCAAGGTCTTTAAGCATGTCCGTGACTTTTCCCATCTCTTCTGTATCTACACATTCGATACCTTTTGCAAACTCACACTCTGCGCTTTCAGACAGTTTTTCGATCATTTCGTGCATTCTTTTAATATCCATAAAACCGCCCTCCTTACGCTTCCCGGACTGCAATTAAATTGCTGTTCTGAACTTCGATTGCCTGCGCAGACGTATTCTGTACCGCTACCGTAACACAGCAACCGCGAGGAACGTCTACATATGCCTGCGCCGAAACGTTAAAGAAGTTTTCAACTGCCGCCGGTGTAACAATCATTCGAGTTGACTGCAACGGTTCTCCGTCAATTGCAATAGCCAGTGAAATAGCTTCAACTGTGCCACCTGTAGGAATTTGAATGTTTCCGGAATAAGATACCAAAAATCTTGCCCGGCACTGATTTGTAAGTCCTCTCAATTTGACAATGCCGCTTCCCTGTCTATGAAGAATGCATTTTGTTGCGCATACCGGAGTTTCTGTAAATGCAACATCTTCTCCCTGCGCGACAGTTTGAATTGCAATTCCTGTAAATTCTGCCATAATTATTTACCTCTCTTTCAAAAAATAAGGGCAAACATTATAGTCTGCCCTTTGTGTTTATAAGCAATACTGCACAGCAGACATAATCGAGTTAAACTCAATTAAGATACTCAATTATTTAGTTGTTAGCAGCTACATCCTGTGTTGCATCCGCAGCCATACGCATAAGCGTTAGGATTTGGAACAACATATGCAGGGATTGCAGCCGGATTTACAGCGTTGATGATCTGCTGTGTCTGCGCTGACATTGCAGTAGTGAGCAATGCAGACTGGCGATCCTGTGATGCGGCTCTTCTTAAGTCATTATTTTCTTCCTGTAAGGAAGAAATCTTTTCCTGACACAGGTAATCAAGGATTGCCCTTGTTCCTGCCTGCTGGCTGTCGATAATGTCTCTTGTGTTGCTGTTCATGGTGTTCTGCAGTGCACAGGTGTTCTGTGACATATTGTAGTTTACACCCTGGATAGCTTCCCTGGTCTCGCAGCAGCAATTAGCCAACTGGGACTGCAAAGCATTCTGCGCCTGCATAAGTGTCACATTTGTGGTATTAAATCCCTGCTGTGTCTGGTAGCCAAGGTTGCAGATTGCATTTTCTACACCATGGAAACCGTTCATAACGGCGGTATTCTGTGCGTAAAATCCATCACAGAGACCATTTGTGATGCCATCTAATTTCCCGATGATAGCCTGTGTGTCAAATCCACGCTGAATCGCGGAGTCAGTGTATGCTGCTGTTGAACCCATACCTCCGTTTCCTCCCCAGCCATTGCCGCCAAAGCCGCCCCAGCCAAAGATCATTGCGAAGATAATGATAGCCCACCAGCCATCGCCGCCCCACATACCATCATTGTTTCTTCCGTTTCCTGTCACTGCTGCAATATCAGCAAGACTAGGCATTGCATTTCCATTAAACATTTTGTTTACCTCCATCTGATCTATTTACAAATGGGATAACCGGTTATTTTGCGCGCACCCCAAAATGTACTAATGATTAAACATGCTCATAACTTTCTGTTTTGCTTCATCTACCGTAATTCCTCTTTCTTTACAGAGATTCTCTGCCATTGTCTTAAGTCCACCTGTATCTCCGCTTTGATACATTTGCATGGCATTTTTTGCCATAGGATTGTTTTGAACCTGCGGAGAATTCATCATTTGATTTAACAATAATTGTGCCGGATTCATTCTGGATCACTCTCCTTTTTTACCTGTGAAGTTTTTCTTTGACTGCTTGGAATTTTATCTAATCGGTTTTCTATCTGTTCAATCTTCCCAAAAAGTTCATCAAACTTCTGCATAAATGCACCTGTGCACTCGTCTGATAGGTCAAATTTTAATTTTTCAGTATCATGCGATAAATTGCTAACAGTATCATGCGAAACTGGCTTAAAAACGATTGTGCGAATTGTGCCATCTGCGTTCCAACTTTTAGCGTATATTTCTGTCATATCCTGTTTTGGGAAAAATGCAACGCTGCCATCCATTGGCACATCATTGGCAGTGATGTTTTCTACCGCCGGAACTACTTTTCCATTTATGCCAAAAGTTTGAACCGGGATCTGCTGCTGAATTTGCTGCGGTGTCTGCATATAATTTTGTGTATTATCAATGCGTGGCTGATTCATATACGGATTGTATGCGTACGGCTGCCCGTATTGCTGCATCTGCTGATTATAAATCGGATTCTGGTATGCTCCGCTCATATTCATCCTGTTTGACCTCCTCTAAAACATCTTCTATTGCGTGTATGATAGACGACTGCGTTGACAAGTCCAAGGACTGTAACTCTTTTCTGGCAAAAATTTTTTCAAGAACTTCATCTGAAAACACCACCATCCCTCCCTTTGATTATATTTTTGCATAAAAAAAGGCGGCAAAACCGTCACGATTCCGACAGTTTGCCGTCAAAAAATACAACAAAAAAAGAACGCATTAAGCGTCCATACATCCGTTCGTGTTACCTTTAGTGTTACCTTTGATTTTGACCTTTAGAAAAGACACCATTCAAAAACTCCTTTCTTTCAGTAAAATCAAGGCTTCACAAGGTTTTCTTAAACAAAAATAAAGTAGCGGAAGGGAGATTCGAACTCGGTATCAATTCTCTCAAACCCGCATAAATACTGAATTTCTTTATCTCCAAAGGTGTTACCTCGTGTTACCTTTTACATTGATAATGCTTTTGC